TAGAGCTGATATTTTGTCAGTAGATGCTGTTCTTGGTCCATCATATTGGGAATGGGGTGGACGTAGAGGAATTAGAGCATACGTCAACTCAATGTATGTAACAATTAAAGAGAATCCGATTGATGAAAAGTATCGTAAGATGATGCAGGAAATGAACGATCACTTTTTGCCTTCAGATAATGGCGATCTCCCGTTCCCTATTGAATGATACCTAGAGATTACCAAATGAAAGCTGTAAACTCTCTCGGTTCTGGCTCTATCCTCTGTGGTGGGGTTGGTTCCGGGAAGAGCTTTACAGCTATTTTATATTTTTGGACAAAAGAATTAAATGGTATATATGACGGAACTAACCTCGAATATCCAACAGAAGTAAAGCCACTTTATATTATTACAACTGCTAGAAAGCGAGATACATTAGAATGGGAGAAAGAACTCGCGACGTTCGGTGTTGGTACTGATGGTTCAGTGTTTGATATTTACATAGACTCATGGAATAACATAGCTAAGTACATTGAAGTAAAAGATGCATTCTTTATATTTGATGAACAGAGGGTTGTTGGATCTGGCAAATGGGTAAAGTCATTTATACAGATTTCAAAGTCTAATCGATGGATATTATTAAGTGCTACACCTGGAGATAGTTGGATGGATTATATTCCAGTGTTTATTGCTAATAAGTTTTATAAGAATAGAACATCATTTATAAGAGAGCATGTTGTATACGATAGATACAGTAGATACCCTAAAGTAAAAGCTTATATGAATGAGCGAAAGCTTAATTGGTTGCGTAATCAGATATTAATAGATATGGATTATGTTAAAAAAACAAAACGTCATGATTATTGGATTAAGGCAACATACGATCCTCATTTATATTTTAGAGTATGGAAACAGAGATGGAATGTATTTGAGGATAAGCCAATAGAGACTGTAGCTGAGTTATTTACTTGTTTGCGCAAAGTAGTAAACGAAGATAGCTCAAGGATTGATATTCTCACAAAGATCCGATCGATACATAAAAAGGCCATAGTGTTCTATTGTTTTGATTATGAGCTTGATATTCTTAGAAACTATTGTGCCAGCAATGATATTCCTTATAGCGAATGGAATGGCCACAAACACCAAATGATACCAGAAGCAGATGAATGGTTATATTTAGTACAGTATAATGCCGGAGCAGAAGGATGGAATTGTATAGAGACCGATACTATTATATTTTGGTCTCTTAACTATTCATATAAGATACTAGAACAATCAAGCGGCAGAATAGATCGACTTAATACACCATTCAAAGATCTATACTATTACCATTTATATTCTTCTAGTAGAATAGACGAAGCTATTAGAGCGGCTATAGCTAATAAAAAGACCTTTAATGAGAAGGCATTTTTAGATTCGCGTGAAAAACACGTCGCTTAATAGAAGGGATAAGATACGCCTCTTGAAAAAGAGAATCGTATCTTTTATTTTTTGAGGAGCCTTATGAAAGAAAGCGATTACCAAGCAAATTTAAAGGTAAAACTTAAAAAGTTATTTCCTGATTGTATAATACAAAAAGAAGATAGTGGAGTGATACAAGGTATACCAGATCTATTGATATTATACAATAATAAATGGGCTACTCTTGAAGTCAAGACAGGCCCGGATGAACATCATCAACCTAATCAAGACTATTATGTTGATAAGATGAACAAAATGTCATTCTCTCGATTTATATTTCCAGAGAATGAACAAGAAGTATTGAATGATCTAAATGAGTTTTTTGGAGGTACGGAATGAAATTCAATGATCATCATCAATTAGAAGGTTGTCATGCATTTTTAGGTGCCAGTCAATGGCATTGGTTAAACTATGATGATGACAAGTTGGTCGATAGATTTAATACATACACCGCCGCTCAAAGAGGATCTGAATTACATGATTTTGCAGCGACATGTATTAAGTTGAAACAACGATTACCAAAGTCGGCAAAAACATTGAATTTATATGTTAATGATGCTATTGGATATCACATGACGCCAGAACAAGTTTTATATTTTAGCGAGAACTGTTTTGGCACCGCTGATTCTATATCCTTTAGGAACAACTCTTTAAGAATTCATGATCTAAAAACTGGCGAAACACCAGCCCACATGGAGCAATTAGAAATTTATGCCGCTTTATTTTGTCTCGAATATAATGTAGATCCAAATTCTATTGATATTGAGTTAAGATTATATCAGTCTAATGAAGTTAGTGTTCTTAACCCAGAGAAAACCGATATACTTTATATTATGGACAAGATTAAGCATTTTGATTCAAAACTAAAAGAGCTTAAAGAAGGAGTTAATTGATATTTATGAATAATGTGTTTGATGAACCTAATTATATCGATTGGCTCGCTCATGTAGGTGTCGATCATACAAAAGGAAATCCTGGATCAGGAAGATATAGATGGGGATCTGGCGAACACCCATATCAACGCAGTGGATTTTCTTATGATGATTATATTGAATGTGTCAAAAGTGGACTAACTGATATTCAAATAGCTGAACATTTTGATATGTCTATTCAAGAGCTAAGAGATAATAGAACAATAGCTTTAGCCTATAAACGAGCAGATGATGTTCGTAAAGCAACTGATCTATTTAATAAAGGTTATGGATATTCTGCTATAGGAAAAGAAATGGGAATATCCGAATCATCAGTAAGATCATTATTGCAGAATAAGTCAGCACAAGAGACAAAGAATGCAATATTTAAGACAGCTGATATTCTTAGAGAATCTGTAGATAAAAAGGGAGTTATTGATATTGGTAGCGGAACTGAGCAGATACTCGGTGTAAGTCCAACTAGATACAAATCAGCTATACGAGCTTGCGAGAATGCTGGATATCAAACATATAATTTATATGCTAATCAATTAGGAAGCCAGAATCAGCAGACAACTATTAAAGTTCTTGCTCGCCCCGGAATGACAAAAGAAGAGGTTACTCAATATTTGAAAGATGCAAAGATAGGAGTACCACTAATTGATATTCATAGTGAGGATAATGGTCTAACATTTTACGGTATAGAGAAACCTAAATCCATAGATTCTAAAAGAGTAGGAATAAACTATGATCCTGAAAAAGAGGGCTTAGTTGAAATTCGACGTGGAGTAGAAGATGTATCATTAGGAAAAAATCACTATGCGCAAGTAAGAGTTGCTGTAGATGATAAGTATTATATTAAGGGTATGGCCGTATATTCAGATGATCTACCTGATGGTATTGATATTCGTGTATGTACTAAAAAGCCAGAAGGAACTCCATTAGTTGGTGTTGATAATGAGCATTCTGTTTTAAAGCCGTTAAAAACCAAGAATGATGGCTCAATAGATTGGGATAATCCTTTCGGTGCAGCAATTAAGATGGAAAATGGTGTAACCGTTGGACAAAGACATTATAAAGACGAGAATGGAAAAGATCAATTGTCTTGTATAAATATAATTAATGAAGAAGGCGATTGGTCTGGATGGAAGAAGACACTATCTTCCCAAATGCTTTCAAAACAATCATTGGAATTAATAAATCAACAGCTTGATATTTCAATTGCAGCTAAACAGAAAGAGTTCGAAGAGATAAATTCCATTCAAAATCCAACAGTTAAGAAACGTCTTTTATATTCTTTTGCCGATGAATGTGATTCAGCAGCATCTGATTTGTCTGCAGCAGCATTACCTAGACAAGCATCACATGCTATAATTCCTATAACATCTCTTAAAGATAATGAGATATATGCTCCTGGATATCGTAATGGTGAGAAAGTTATTCTTATAAGATATCCTCATGGAGGAACTTTTGAAATACCAGAATTAACGGTTAATAATAACAACCCAGAAGGTAAAAAGATATTAGGAAAACAAGCTATTGATGCTGTCGGAATAACAATGAAAACAGCTCAAAAGTTATCTGGAGCCGATTTTGATGGTGATACTGTACTAGTTATTCCAAACAATGATAAAAAGATATCTGTAAATAATTCGGCTAAATATAAAGATCTAAATAATTTTGATACTGGGATATATTACAATGCAAATTTGCCGAAAATGCCAGATAGAACAAAGCAGCAATTAATGGGAATAACAACAAATCTTATTGCTGATATGACTCTTCAAGGAGCTCCAGCTGAAGATCTTATTCCTGCTGTAAAATATTCTATGGTTGTTATTGATGCTCAAAAACATTCTTTGGATTATAAACAAGCATATAAAGATTATGGAATAGCTAAATTAAATGAAAAATATAGAGGATCGGCTAGAGCAGGTGCTTCTACAATAATTACAAGAGCCGGATCACCTATTTATATTGATCAAAGAAAGCCAGCTAAATCAAATCGAGAAAAAGGCATTGTTAATGGTATTGATATTTATACCGGAAAGAAAGTTTTTGAGTCTACTGGAAAAACCAAATGGAGTCCTGTAAAGGATAAAGAAACTGGAGAAATTATTAGTTGGAAGTCTGCATTAAAAAAAGATAAACTCAAAAAGATGGATGTAGTAGACGATGCATATGAATTAGTAGGAAATAAAGATGACCCCAAAGAAAGAGCATATGCAAACTTTGCTAATAAGTTAAAATCTATGGCACAAAAGTCTAGATACATAGCTGTTAATACAGATAATCTTAAGAGAAATCCTGATGCAGTGAAGACTTATGCTAAAGAGGTAGCGTCTCTCAACAATAAGTTAAAAGAAGTAAAAGCTAATAAGTATCTTGAAAAGCAAGCTCAAATTTTGGGAAACAAACGATACTATGCTGCAAAAAGAGATGGAAACTACACAAACGAGCAACTAAAAAGACTTCAGAATGAA